GGTCGTCCAATATTAGATGATGATCCAAAACTTTATCCTGATAATCTTGGTTTTACAAGTGGTGGCGCAAAACAAAAATCACCTGGTCAATTAAGCGGTGTCATGGGTCGTAAAGGTGGTCATACATTTGTTATGGATGATGGCGACAGTGATGGCGCTAACCAAATGTTTAGACTACGCAGTGCCGCTGGTCATATGATATTAATGAATGATACCAAAGAGTTCATTTATATTATTAATAGTGCTGGCACCAGTTGGATTGAAATGAATAAAGATGGCGCAATAAACATCTATGCACAAAGCCAAATGAACATTACTGCCAAAGAAGGTTTTAGTTTAGAAACTGCTGGCAGTCTTAAGATGAAAGGCAAGACTGTTGATATTGTTGCAGAGAATGGATTGAATATACAAGCTGCTGATATTAATGTTCTGGGAAGTGGTAGCACAAAAATTGCAGGTAAACAAAGTCTACACCTACACAGTAAAAAGAATAGCTATCTTACAGGCGAAAGCTGTATACAAATTAAAGCAGATGGTCATATTGATTTAAAAGGTGCATGTCACACAATTAATACTGCTGATGCAAATAAAGCTACAGAAGCAGGTGAAGCAAAATCACCAGATAAGATGCCTACTAAAGAACCATTTGGTGGTCATAGTGCTGCTGGTAGTAAAACAAGTAGCCCAACATATGGTAGTAATAATAATCAGGTTAAAGGCAGCAGTGGAAAATACGGTGCTACTAAAAACTTTGGTAGTGGAAGTGCACAAGAAAATTACGGCAATCAAACCAATAACGTTGAACCAGTTGTTTATAATGATGGTCCACAAGGTAGTTTACAAGGTCAAGGCAGTGTTTATGGTAGTTATCGTCCAGAAAATTATAATGGTGGTGGTGTAAATTGGACTGCTGTTGGTGCTATTGCAGGTGCTGTCGCTGGTATTGCCTTTGGTGGTGGTAGCAGTTATGATGTAAGTGATAGTAATGCACCACGATTAAGTGTAGGTGAGTCACAAAATAATCCTGGTAATCTACCATATAATGATGGTGATACATTTGCTGTTGGATATAATAATAATCTTGCTGTATATGCAAAACCAGAAGCTGGCATTGCTGCACTTGCATTGGTATTTGATAGTTTAAACACAAGTTCTACTACACGTAGTATTGATATTATTCAAGGTTTCTTAAATGCACAAAGCAATACAGATCCACGTGTTATTGATATGACACGTTATATGCATAATAATCTTGGTATTGTTGCTGATGACTATGTTGCACTATATGATCCTAATACACGCTTGGGTTGGGTTGCATATGCAATACAATATATTCAGGGTAGATTAATTTACACTTATGACCAAGTAGTTGGTGGTTGCGCTATGAGTCTTGGTTTAAGTGTAACAGACTTCTTACAAGGTATTCAACCAATAACTAAACCTTGGCAGAATAATAATGGTTATAATCCACTTAGTGGATTTGTAAATCCTGCACAAAATAATAATATTGTTCGCAATGGTAGTAGTCCATTACAAACAATTGGAAATGCATTGGGTGGTGGAATTATCGGTGGATTAATTGGTAGCTTTATACAAGGTAATCAGCGCAGTAACCAAGCAAATGTGGTCGAGGTTGGTAGTGCAGATGCGGCAAGACGCTATCTTGAAAATAATCCTGATACACCAACTGGCACAGTATTCCGTTACCCTGATGGCAGCACATTTAGTTTAGGTGGTGGTAGTGTTACATATGTTGATGATGGTGGTTACAACGTAACTAATACACAACAATATGGTGGACCAACAAATGAAGCCATTGGTGCTGATGTTAAATTTGAAGGTATTGTTAATGGTGGTACACAAGGCAGTGGTGGCTGTGCTACATTAGCTCAGGTATATGCACCCAACCTTGGACATACAAGCACATGGAGTGGCGGTGATAGTATAACAAATGGTACTGCTCAGCCTGGTGATGTTTATGCAACATTTAGTCCTGATGGAACATACAAAGGACAAAGTGGAGTTAATCATACAATAATCTTTAACAATTACACTTATGACAATAATGGAAACATAACTGGTGCTTATGTTACTGAACAGTATATTGGTCAACCACCGCATACAGCATTTTATAGTGCGTCACGCACTGACAAGTATGAAGTATTCCAAAACTTTAAACGTGTTGAAAGTGGCACAGCACCAAGTGGTGCTAATGTTACTCAAACTCAACAGTATACAAATGTAGCTGGTCAACGTACACAAGATTCTTATGAACAAAGTGGCTTTACACAACCACCACGCCGTGATGATGTAGTTGCTGATACTGCTGAAAGCAGTCGTAATTTAGCAAAAACTAATCCTAAATCACCACAGTATTATGATGCTCCTGAAAATAGTGCAGCAACAGTTCAAACAAACAAAACAGAAAATACATTTGTGGAAAAAGAATATATTGATTTGCAAGAAAAATATAATTATGGTGCTGCAGAGCCAGTGCCGAATACTGATTTTATTCCACAAGGATATGATATTGCACCAAAAGTAGGTAGCTATGATGTTTATGGTGAACGTGATAGTTCAAGTAGCAATTTTATAGTTGCAGATAATTTTGATAGTGCAAGTCAAACTGCAAGATTAAGTGGTGATGGTAATTTAGGTATTGCCGCACCTGAACCTGCAAGTGGAGACTTGTTGATTAATAAAAATCTTGGCTTGCAAGCACCAGATGCCGCAGATGCACCACTTGCCATAACAAATGAAGTTGTTTATGATGCAAGAACAGGTGAAGTTGTTCAAATTGGTAGTAGCAAAACAGCAGTCAATCCAACATTTGCACCTGATGTGGCTGCAACAAATGGTGTAAGACCAGAGTATGATCCAACAACTGGAAAATTAATCAATCAACCAATCACAGGTGCTAATAAAGCACCAGGCACTGGTGGTCAAAGTGGTGGACAAAAAACACCACAAGGAAGTTCACAAACAGGAGCAGGTGGTAAGTCCTGTTAAATAATATCATGACACTATACAAAGGTTACAGCACAGTTAATAGAGACTTTGGTCCCTTCGCAATAAGTGATAATGATCTTATTATTCAAGACCTACTAAACCACCTAAACATACGTAAAGGTGAAAAGCTACACAATCCAAATTTTGGTAGTATTATATGGTCACGATTGTTTGACCCACTTACAACTGCTTTAAAAAATGAAATCAAAGCAGACTTGGATAGAATTATAAGTTATGACCCAAGATTTACTGTTGTAAGTGATACTTTGGTTCAAGAAAGTCCTGATGGTCATGGTTTGGTATTAAGTTTTAGCTTACAATTTAGTGGCGGAAATAAGATTGTAGACCTTAGTTTATTATTTGAAAAAAATACCAATAAACTTTACGTGTTATAATAGTAGCATATTATTTTTAAAATAAATACCAAGAGGTTATACAATGGCTACTAATACTCGTCAAACTAATATTTTTGCTGCTGAAGATTGGAAAAAAGTTTATACAACTTTTAGTAATGCTGATTTTCAAAGCTATGACTTTGAAACACTTCGTAAAGTATTAGTAGATTACATTAAGACTTATTATGCAGAAGATTTTAATGATTTTATTGAAAGCAGTGAGTATGTAGCTCTATTAGATTTAATTGCATTTATGGGACAAAGTGTAGCTTTCCGCACCGATTTAAATGCACGTGAAAATTTTCTTGAAACTGCAGAACGCCGTGATAGCGTCCTGAAACTAGCAAAACAACTTAATTATATTCCTAATCGTAATCGTGCTGCTAACGGTTTGTTAAAGATCAAGTCAGTAAACACAACTGAAAATATTTTTGATGTTAATGGCAGCAATTTGAGTCGTGTAACGGTTAATTGGAATGACGCAAACAATGCAAGTTGGGTAAGTCAGTGGACACAAATTATGAATGCTGCCATTACCAAATCTACAAAGATTGGTAAACCATATGCAAGTAAGACAATTAACAATATTCGCACTGAACAATATAATATTGCTGTCCCAAATACTATTTTACCAATCTTTGCTTTTAATAGCACAGTAAATGATGTTTCAACTAATTTTGAAATTGTAAGTGCAAATATTTTAAACACAGATACTATAAGTGAATACGAGCCAGGTAGCCGTGGTCAGTTTGGTTTTATCTATCAAAATGATAGTCGTGGTAATGCGTCAACAAATACAGGTTACTTTTTATACTTCAAACAAGGCAGCTTGAATAGCACTGATTTCTTAATTACTGAAAAAATTTCTAATCGTGTGATTGATATAAACACAGCAAATATTAATAACAGTGATATTTGGATGTATGAAATCACGAATGGTGCTATTGGTGAAGGTTGGACACAGGTGCCTGCTACAAGTAGTAGCAGTGCAATTTATAATTCAACTGCACGTGGTATTCGCACATTGTATAGTGTTAACACACGTATCAATGACCAAATCTCTTTGGTGTTTGGTGATGGTAGTTTTGCCGATATTCCAATTGGTAATTATCGTGTTTATTATCGTGTTAGCAATGGTCTTACATATCGTATTACACCAAATGATTTAAGCAATGTAACAGTTGCTGTTCCTTACATTAGTGCAAGTGGTAAACCAGAAACATTAACAATAACTGCAAGTTTACAGTATACTGTAAGCAATTCATCTCGACGTGATTTAACAAATGAAATTAAGATTAAAGCACCACAAGCATATTATTCACAGAATCGTATGGTAAACGGTGAAGATTATAATACTTTCCCATATACAAGTTACAGTGATATTGTTAAAGTAAAAAGTGTGAACCGTTATGCAAGTGGTGTAAGTCGTGGATTGGATATTACTGACCCAACTGGCAAATATACTTCAACTGATCTTTATGCACGTGATGGTGCGCTATATAAAAATCAGTATAACCAATTATTAACATTTACTTACAATAGTCGTAATGATGTAATTAATGCAATCAATACCCAAATCTTGCCAATTGTCCAAGATTTTCCAATGCGTCATTTTTATTTTGAAAATTATACGCCAATTGATTTTGCTACTTTGCAACCAACAAAATGGACACGCAGCACAGATGATACCACAAGTTCAACAGGTTTCTTTTATGATCCTGCTGATACAACAAAAACACCAGTTCAAATTGGTAATAGCACAACAACATATCGTAAGTTTTTACAAGTTGGAAGTTTAATTAAATTTACTGCACCAAGTGGTTATTACTTTGATGCAACTAATACTCTTGTCTTAGGAACACCAAGTTTACGTAGCGATAGAACCTATATTTGGGCAAGTATACAAAGTATTACGGGCAGTGGTGCAGTAACCGTATTAGTTGCAGGTCGTAATATTGGCGCAGTCACTATCAGTGAAAGTATACCAAGCGGTGCACAAATTACAGCAGTTTATACACCATTTACAACTAATTTTCAGTATACAACAATTAATACAATGGTCAATTATGTTCTTAATAAAACAGAATTTGCACTAATTTATGATTACAATAAAACTGCTGGTGTAAATGACCCATGGACTATTATTCCTATTACCAATGTTAATCAAACAGGTAATTTTAATTTAGGCACACAATATAGCGCAAGTGATAGCAGTTGGTTATTCTTGTTTACAACTGATAGTGTAAAATATACTGTAAAATATCGTCAGCTTGACTTTGTATTCGGTAGTCAAAGCCAAGTAGCATTTATTAATACTAACCCACAAATTGTTTATGATGCAACAACCAATACACGTGTGCGTGATAATATTCGTCTTACAACTGTAAACAGTGGTGTTACAAAAGATGTAAGCATGAATGTCTATAAAAACTTTACAACAAGCGATGGTTACAGTGATACGAGTCGTGTTTATGTAACTTATCCTATAAGCAATACAAATCAATTACCAACTGATCCAAGTATATTCAGTGAAGCAACTGCTGGCACACCTATTTTACTTTTCTATGAAAAATACAATGATGCAGATAATCTTGTGCGATATAGATTGTTATCAACAGGAACAGTAATTGCAACATTTAGCACATACAGTGATATAAATTTTGTTCGTAACAGTTATCCTACAGGCACAGTATTCTATGCATTAACTGATCAACTTTTCTATAGAATTGATATAACAGATACAGTTACATTTCTTACAGATGTAAGCAGCAGTTACTTGGCATTTTATGGTCGCCAAGATTTAATATTTGAATATGAGCACAATGCAGAAAATACTCGTCGTCTTGATCCTGCTGCAACTAATTTAATTGACACATATCTTTTAACACGTAGCTATGACGAAAGTTATCGTAACTATGTTTATGATAATACAAATACTGTAGCGAGACCTGCTGATTTAGATACTGTTCAGCTTAATAACAGTTACAGTGGATTGTTTAATTATAAAATGATAAGTGATGAAATGATTCTAAATGCTGGTGTTTATAAACTATTGTTTGGTAGCAAGGCTGACGTTCAGTTACGTGCCAATTTCCAAGTAGTTAAAAACAGTAGCACTACATTAAGTGATACAGAAATTAAAACACGTGTAATAGATGAGATTAACCAATATTTTAGTTTAGATAATTGGGACTTTGGTGATACTTTCTATTTTAGTGAATTGGCAGGCTATCTTCATGCCAAGTTAAGTAATTATATCAGTTCAATTGTTCTGGTTCCTAATGATGCAACAAGTTATTTTGGTAGTCTTTATGAAATTCGTTGCCAACCAAATGAAATTTTCTTAAGTGCTGCAACTGTTGATAATGTAGAAATAGTTCAAAGTGTATTGAGTGGCATTAACACTGCTGGCATAAATCTGTATCAGGGATATTAATAAATGGCAAAACGTAAAAGTGAAAACTTTTTACCACAAACTTTTAGAACACTTAGCAATCGTAGATTCTTAAATGCTACAATAGATCCACTGATTCAAGAACCAAGTCTTAAAAAGATGTTTGGTTATATTGGACAACAAGATCAAAGTCCTGTGTTCAATAAAGATGATTATTACATTAATGAAAACGATAGCTATAGCCAGTTTTACCAATTAGAACCAGGTGTCGTAATTAAGAAACGTCAGTATGGCACTAACACTTATAAAGTAGATAATGTTTATAATTATGTTGATTTGTTAAATCAAATTGCTGCTGACGGTGGTATTAATAATAATCATGATAGGTTATTCAGTAACCGTTATTATAGTTATAATGGTTTTATTGATCTTGATAAGCTAACAAACTATCGTCAGTATTATTGGGTACCAGGTGGTCCGCTCACTGTTGATGTTACGGCTGCTAATACACCAACACAGCAAAATTTTTATATACATCGTAACAGCTATGTTGCTAATAATCAAACTGAATTACAAAGTGCGGCACTTGGTGCCACTGGTTATAGTGTAGATGGTTATACTAATGTTATCAATCCAACACTTACACTAGTTCGTGGCGGCAGTTATACTTTTAATGTAAATCAAGATACAGAATTTTGGATTCAAACTGAAATTGGTGTTAATGGTTTAAGCAGTGTTCAAAACAATATATCAACACGTGATGTATTGGGTGTGACAAACAATGGAACAAAAAGCGGAACTGTAACATTTACAGTTCCATTAAGCACAGCGCAAGATTATCTTGTAAATTATACTACCCTTAGTCAAACTGTTGATTTAGTTGTCGATGATATTACATATGAACAGCTACAAGGTCAAAACTATGATAGTTTTATATTAGAGTATGGTTTAGATGGTGTTCGTGCATTTGATGGCAAATATATTGTATTAACAAGCACAACTGGTTGGGGAACTGTAAGTTCTACACAGTGGGGTGGTGTATGGCGCTTAAACGTTGGTAATGATCCAACTGCTGCTGATTATCGTTTGATGAATCTTACATATATGGCTGATTGGCCAGAACTTAATAAAGTATTTGTTACACAAGGTGATGTATATGGTCACTTATATGCTTATAAAGATATGTTTGGAGTTGTTAAAAAATTCCCAACATTAAGTGCAGCACAGAGTGTCCTTTATTATGTTGATGCAACTAATCCACTTGTTTATGGAACTATTCAACTTGTAGATCCAGAACCAAATAGTTTGTTAAATGTAAATGATATTATTGGTCGTAAAAACTATACAAGTCCAAATGGTATTAACTTTACCAGTGGACTAAAAGTAAAGTTTACAGGTGTTATAGTTCCTGCTGAATATCAAGGTAATGAATATATTGTAGAAGGTGTCGGTAGCAGCATCAAGTTGATTAAGTATGCTGACCTTGTAACACCAGAAACAATTAATACTAATCTTGGTAGTAGTTTTGGTAATAGCCGTGGTTATGATGCTGATGGTACAGGATATGATGGCACAACAAATAGTCCAGAACAAAAAGATTATGTCACAATAAATCGTGCAAGCATAGATGGTAATAGTTGGAGTCGTAATAATCGTTGGTTCCATCGTGATGTATTACAAGCCGCTGCTGATTACAATAATGTAAGTTATGCATTTGATAGCAATCAACAAGCCAAACGTCCTATTGTTGAATTTTTACCAAACTTAAAATTGTTTAATTACGGAACAAATTATGCTGGTAGTGTAACTTGTATTGATAGTGTAACTACAAGTGCATTTGCACAAGTAGAAGGTTTTAACAGTTACGCTGTTAAGACTAATGGTGTTTATAACAGCGATGGTATTCAATTGTTAAATGGTTTAAGTGTAATTTTCACACAAGAAACTGATCCTGTAAAACGTGCAACACTTTACCGTGTTCAAAATAACAAAACACGCACAAGTGCAACTTATAATAAATTAACTTTTGCATTTACAAACAGTGGTTCAAATTATCTTTATATTAATGATATTGCTAATTTGGCAATTGGACAACACGTAACTGGCACTGGTATTCCAAACTACACTACTATTACAAGTATTGATACAGTATTTGACCGTGTATACATTAGTAACAACATCACACAAGATATATCAAGTGGCGCTACGATTACATTTGATAATAGTTACGACCAAATTCATCTTGTTCCTATAAAAACTTTCAGCAATGGCGATACAGTTGTTGCTATGGAAGGTGTTGCCAATCAAGGTAATATGTTTTATTACTTGGATGGTGAATGGGTTACCGCACAAATACGCAACAGTCGCCCACAGTTTCCACTATTTGATGTAATTGATCAAAATGGTTATAGTTTCGGAAATCAAACTGTTTATCCAAGTAGTGATTTTAGTGGTTCTAAACTATTTGGTTATGCTGTTGGAACTGGTTCACGTGACAGTGAATTAGGATTTCCACTGGTTTATAAAAGCATTGGCAATCTTGGTGATATTGTATTCGAAAATTATTATCAAAATGAATCATTTAATTATAGTTTAAATCAAGTTGACCAAGCTAAAAGTATTAATCGTGGATTTGGGGCAATTATTGTAGGATGGGATAATTACACTCTTGCAAATGGTTGGTACCGTGTAAGTGATAAATCCAAACAATATATTACAAAAGTCTTTACTGCATCAACGGTATCGGTTAATAATTTTGATTTGCAAGTTGTTTATGATAACAGCTATTATGAAAACAATATATTTGTCTATGTAAATGGTGTATTGCAATCACAAACTAATTATACACTTAAAACAAATAGCATTACAAGTGTTATTGTATTTGCCAGTGATTTAGCAGTTGGTGATCGTGTATTTGTTAAGATATATGGGACAAGTGCGCAGTATAAAGAAACTTATACTATGCCACGTAACCTTACTAACAACAGTGAAAACACAGAGTTCACTACAATTACTTTAGGTCAAGTTCGTAATCATCTTATTGAAATTGGTGATAATCTTTTAGATTTGGTAGGTGAACCAGCGGGCGCAAATAACTTCCGTGATTTGAATTATAACTATGTTGGTGGTAAACTTCTACAACACAGTGCAAGTATGAGACCTGCTGCATTACTGTTTGCTAATCGTGATGTAGATCCTATGCAATTCATTCGTTATGCTGCTGACAGTTATAACACTTTTAAGAATCAATTATTAAATTATATCACTAATACTGAATTTCCAAATCCAACAAATTATCGTGATAGTTTGGATATGGTGCTTGAAGAATTTAGTAAAGTAGCAAATATTGGACAACCATTCTATTACACTGATATGGTTGGGTTTGGCACAGACTATATTAAGAATAGTTACACCGTAGCAAATACAACTTATCGTAGTTTTAATCTAACACAAGATTTTGCAGATGATACCAAAGGTTATCGTTCATTATTGGTTTATTTAAACGGTGTATTGTTATTAAAGAATGTTGATTATACTATTGGAACAAGAACTATTACAATCAATAATAATGTAACAATTGTTCGCAATGATAAAATAGAAATTTATGAATATAACAATACACAAGGTTGTAACATACCTGCAACTCCAACAAAACTTGGTATGTATCCAAAGTTTAAGCCTGAAATCTTTACTGATGATACATATGTTACTCCAACTCTTGGTGTTATTGGACACGATGGTAGCTTTACAAAAGGTTGGGGTGATTATCGTGATAACATCTTATTAGAATTTGAAAAGCGTGTTTATAACAATATTACTACAACATATAGTGAAGATAGTGATGTTGATTTAAGCAGTGTTGTTCCAAGTGCTTTCCGTGTTACTGATTATACAATTGATGAATGGACACAATTACTTGCGCCACAATATTTGCGTTGGGCACATATTAATAATGTTGATATTTTTACAAATAATACAATAACTGGTGATGAATTTACATTCAATTATGCAACTGGAACAGATAAACTATTTGGTCAACCTGTTCCTGGTTATTGGCGTGGTATCTACAAGTATTTTTATGATACTGATCATCCTCATACAAAACCATGGGAAATGTTAGGCTTTACGCAAAAACCTAGTTGGTGGCAACTTCGTTATGGACCAGCGCCATATACTAGTGAAAATGGTGTATTATGGAGTGATCTTGAAGCAGGTTATGTTTATAATGGTAATCCTACATCTGCATACTATAATAGTCGTTATGCAAGACCTGGTTTAACAAGTATTATTCCTGTTGATGAACATGGTAATTTATTAAATCCAAACCAATGCGTATTACGTAACTATGATGCAAATTATAGTGCACAGAATTGGGTTGTAGGTGATCAAAGTCCAGCAGAAACTGCTTGGCGTAGAAGTGTAGATTATCCATTTGCTGTTATGATGGCATGGTGTTTGGCTAAACCAGCAGAATGGACAGCATTAAAATATAATACTCGTGACCTTGCTTATAATACTTTATTAAATCAATTTATTAATAAAACAAATAACAATCGTCAGTTTGATTTGACTGCTACTGGACCAAGTGATTTTATACCTGGTTATAATGTATGGCTACGTGATTACCTTACAAATAATAATCTTGATATTACAGAAAATTGGATTAATGTAGCAAATAATAGTACATTTAACCTTGTTTATAAGATGGGTAGTTATACTGACAAGAGTTATCTTACGATTGTTGCTGACCAAGTAAGTCCACAAAGCACTAATAGCAGTGTTATTATCCCACAAGAAAATTATCAAGTTAAGGTTACAAAAAGTGCACCAGTTGCACGTGCTGTTTATAGCGCAGTAATTGTACAGAAAGTTATTAATGGTTATCAAGTAAGTGGTTTTGACCGTGAACGTCCATACTTTTTAACTATTCCAAGCCGTGTTAGCAACAATAATTATAGCATTGCTGTTGGTAATGAACGTGCTATCGTTTACCAAGACAGCACTGATAATGTATTCAGTTATCCATATGGTAGTATCTTTAACACCAAACAACAAGTTGTAGATTTTCTTGTAAGTTATGGTCGTTACCTTGAATCACAGGGATTTGTATTTGAACAATTTTTAAGTGATAATACTACAAAGAGTGATTGGGTATTGGCAGCAAAAGAATTTTTATTCTGGAATCAACAACAATGGGGTAATGATACTATTATTAGTCTTACACCTGCTGGTACAGACGTAAAGTTTGTAAGCACATTTGGTGTTGTTGATACTTTAAGTAACACAAACAATTATACAAAAGTTGTTAACAGCGATAATGTCACACTAACTGGTTCGGATTATCGTGTATATCGTGATGACAATCTATTTCAACTTGAATTAAAGAACGCACAGAAGGGTGTGCATCTTGTAGACCTTGCTATTATTCAGTATGAACATACACTTATACTTGATAACAACACAGTGTTTAATGACATTCTTTATGATGAGCAAGTGGGTAGTCGTCAATTTAGATTGCGTCTTGATGGTGCTAAAACAAATGATTGGAATGGTAGTTTATATGCACCAGGTTTCTTTGTTAATGTAAGTGATGTACCACAGTGGGTTGCTTATACAGATTATTACAAAGGTGATATTGTGCTATTCAAGAGTCAATATTATGCCGCACAAGATTTTATACCAGGCACAGCACAATTTGTTAGCAGCAATTGGTATCCAATCAATGGTGATTTATTAAGTAAAAACTTGATTCCAAATATGGCAAGTGGTGCTGCACAGTTCCTTAACTTCCATGATCCAGATACTACTGACTTAAACAGTGCTGCTGACTTATTGAGTAAGAGTGAAACTGGATTTAGTCCACGCCAATACTTTGCTGATTTAGGTTTAGACAATACAAGCCAATATAAATTTTATCTTGGTATGGTAAGTCAAAAAGGAACAAAGGCTGTTCTTAATGCTTACTTACGTAATAAACAAAAGCGTATTGACAGTGATATCAAGTTAGTTGAACAATGGGCAATCAAACTTGACAACTATGGTGGTACAAATCAGAATGACAAGTTAGAATTTAATATCGGTAATGCAACAACTGTAAACAATCAGTATTTGTTTGAATTAGTAAATCAAACTGATGCACGCAATCAAGAAATTAACAGCATCAAGCCAAGTGATTTATTGTATAAACCTTATACATATATAACTGATATTTTTGCAAAAACACAGAATAACAAAACTGTTATACCAACTGCTGGTCCAGTAAATCCAAATGATGTTGATGCAACTGTATTTGACATAAACAAAATCTATAACATCAGTGCATTAAGTAGCATTTTAAGTGAAGGCAGTAAGGTATGGATTGCTGCCGATAGTGCAAATCAATGGGGTGTGTATCGTTTAAGTCAACCAGGTAATGTATTTGTTACCTATATAAACCAAATTAATCCAACTGAATTGCAATTTACTACAAACTTACCGCATAATCTAAGTCAATATGACTATGTTATGTTAAAGAATGGTCGTCTTGCAGCACCAACAACTGGTGGTGCTATAACTGATATGAGTGGTTTTTATCGTGTATCAAAAGTTACTAATACAACATTTAGTGTGAAGATTACTGATAATACAACTGTGGGAACAGGTGCACTTAATGCTATCTTGTATAAACTTGTAAACGTTCGTTATTCAACAGTTAATAATTTCACAAACTTTGTTCCTGTTCGTGGTTGGAATATGGGCGAAATTGTTTATATTGATGCGGGTGTAGATGGCTATAACGTATTACAAAATAGTAATAGTTGGGTATACACCCAAACCAAGAGTCCAGTGTTTACTTCTCCAACTGATAACTTTGGTAGCAGTATAAAAATTAATTCTACACAGGGTTTTGTTGTAGTTGGTAGCAGTGCAAAAAGCGGAACTGGTAGTGCATTTGTTTATGGCAAACGTGAAGACGGCAGTTTCCAAGAAATTGGTATTCTTGCACCTGATAATCGCATTACTACATTTGGCGCTAATGTTGATATTAATGACAGTAATTTTGCATTCGTTAGTGCGCCAAATGCATTTAAAGGTATTGTTTATACAGCTAATGTGAATAGTCAAGAAGTTCAACTTACACAAGCTATTCACTATGATAATCTTTATGCAATTACGGCTGGTTTTAGTCAAAGTAATAATAGTATTTTGTTAGACACTGTATTCACTTTTGATTCTACTGCCAATATTGCCGAGCAAGCAAGTTATAGTCTTGATAATTTTAAAGTTGGTATGGAAGTAGCTGGCTTAGGTATTAATGCTGGCACTGTTATTACAAGTATATCATCAAAAGCATTGACAAAAACTATTGTAATGAATAAAAATGCAAATGTTTATAGCAGTGACACTGCAACCATATTGCAGGCTAATAGTAGTATTTTTAAAGTTCTTTACGCAAATATTACAAGTGCAAATGCAAATATCTATATCAGTAATAGTCAAAGCATTACAGGTGTTTTAACAAACAGTATGCCTATTTTAGGAAATGGTATACCTGCTGGCACTTATATTACTGCTATTAGTAACATATCAGGTTATAATGTCTTTACACTTAGTAGCAATGTTACAACTGCGAATAATTCACTTTTGACAATTGTTCAGGCTAACGCTAACGTAGTTGCAACTGTATCAAGTGTTACAAATACAGCTAACACATATTTTATCATCAGCGGTGCAACAAGTTTATCTGGTGTATCAAATGGTCAGCCATTTATTGGTGCAAATATCAGTAATGGAACAGTAATTGCAAATACAATAGTAGGTGCTGCTTATAATATTTTAGGTGTAAGCAGTAACGTCAACATTGGTGCATATTTAAAACTTGCAATATATCCTAATGTTCAGCCAACCAGTAATTTTGGTTACAGTATTAGTGCAAGTGGCAATGGTGAGTGGTTATATGTCGGTGAACCAACAACAAATAGTGTATATGTTTACAAATATAAACATGTGTATGCTAATAGCAGTCTACGTGAAGGTGATGGCACACAAACAAGTTTCACTTATCCAAGTGGTGCCACAGGAAGTGCAAATGACATTAAGGTTTATGTTGATGGTGTTTTAAAAATACCAAATTATGATTACATAAAAGCACCTGGTCAAGATATTATTGCATTTGATACTGCACCAGTTGCAAATGCTGCTATAAACCTCGTATATGAAGATCACTATGTAGAAGTAAATCGTATTGTTACTGATGATCCTGATGCATTGGGATTTGGAACAAGTGTATCTACAAACTATGATGGTAGCACAGTAGTAATTGGAGCTGCTAATAGTAGTGTTAATAGTACAACTACTCTTGCCTACAGCGGTAAAACTTATGTATATGATCGCACAGCAGAAATCTTTGTTGCAAATGGTGCAACAACTACATTCCAATTAAGTAATGCTCTTTCAAATCTTACCACTATCACAACTCCAACTCTTATTACAAACCCAAGCGTAACAGTTGATGGTGCCAATACAAATGCCACATTCAATACTACTACAAATCAAGTTTCATTTGCAAATGCACCTGCTCGTGGTAGTATTGTGCGTGTTGAAACTAATCAATTTGTTAATACCTTGATAAGCTATACTGATTTAAGTCAAGAATATAGTTATTATGGCACGGCTGTTAAACTTGATAGTACAGGCAGTATTGCATTTAGTGGTGCGCCTGGTTATGCAACAAGCAGTAGTCAAAATGGTGCAGTATTCCGTTTAATTAATATTCCAAAACTTTATGGTAATGTTGTAGGCAGTAAAACTGGTTTCAGCATAGCTGCAAATAGCACAATTCGTATCAATGATTATCTGGTAAAGTTTGGTGAAACACTGCGTCCACCTTACGCACCAATCTATTATAGTAGTAATGTTGACCAAGTAGTTTCAACAATCAATGCTGCTGGTATACCATATATTACTGCTGGTAAAATACCAAATGGCGCTATCTATATCAGTAGTACTGATACGTCAGCAAGTCCACGTATAAGTTTACGTAACGAAGGTAGTGACATACTTGGAACATTAGGTATTACACAATGGAATATGGTGCAGAAACTTACCAATCCAATTGCACAAGACACTGCACGTTTTGGTGAAATACTTGCAATTAGTCCAGATGCAAATAGCATGGTTGTTGGTAGCACTCTATCAAATACAAAAACAACTGTTACATTTGATAGTAAAACTACAACTTATGATCGCAAGGGAACCAGATTCCGTGACGTTGTTTATCAAAGTGGTGCTGCACATCTTTATGAATACCAAACTGCTGCAAATGAAAGTGCAACCACTTATGGTAGCTATGCTTATGCAACATTAATCCAAGATCAATTTGCAAACAGTTATGACCGTTATAGCAGTGGTGTTGATATTGGTAATAACTTCCTAATGGTTGGTGCACCACATGCACATCTACTTGGTAATCCAGTTGGGGCAATGTATATCTACTACAATCAAAATGCAGCACCAGTATGGCAAACAATACGTAGTGGTGGTGTAGATTATGATAGCCGTAATATCAATCGTGTATACTTGTATAACAGCACAACTGCAAGACTTATTGCTGAATTACCAGTAATTGATTTGCCTTATGCTTACCTACCAAATAGCAGTGAGAGCTATCTTGATTATGTAATAAACTATGATCCTGCTGTTTATAATGTTGCACCAACAACAATAAGTTTCAGTTATGACCGCAAAAATGCTTGGGGTCGTGAACAAGTTGGTAAACTATGGTGGGATATAAACAGTATCAAGTATTATGATAACACACAAGGTGACAATCTTGAACGCTTTAACTATTGGGGTCTTGCTTTTCCAGGCAGCACAGTAAATGTTTATGAATGGATTGAAAGTGATGTATTGCCAAAGAATTATATTGGTAGCAGTGTAAACAACACACCATTGTATACCATAAATGATGTTTATAGTTCACAAGTTACTGTTGATGAAAAAACTGGTCAAGCTGTAACCAAATATTATTTCTGGGTAAAGAATAGTATTCTTGCTAATACAAAACGTCCAAGTGCACGTGAAATTCAAACTGCGCTTATTAGTCCACGCAATAATAGTGAACCATTTGCAGCGGTTATTAACAAAAATGCAATTGGCATATTTAATGCCCAAAACCTTGTAAGCATTGACACAAATCTTGCAATTGAATATAAGAACACACTTGAACCACAATTAGTTCACAGTGAATGGACTATGTTTGATGATGGTACAGATTTAGGTGTTGCAACAGAGTTCTTAAATAAATTAAATGATAGCTTAACTGGTCAAGACATTAGCGGTCGTATTATTCCAGACTTTAATTTACCAATTGGTCAAAAGTATGGTATGAGTGTTGATTTGCGCCAAAGTCTTTTCAAAGACAACTACTATGCTCGTCAATTATTCATAGAAAAAATTAATGAAATATGTATCAAATATCCTATGGTATTGACCCGTAATAATGCTATTAATCAATTGAATAATATTGATCCTGTACCATTATCATCGGAATATACTGAAGTAGTTAATAATATTACAGAACTTGGTTATCTTAATACTGCTGCTTATCCAATTGGAACACAAGTTCTTGTTTTAAGTGATAGTAATAGTTATAACAACGGTTGGAGTTTGTTTACATTAGTATTCAATTCAACAAGTTTTGCAAGACGTTGGGAATATGTTCGTGTTCAAACATACAATACAAATGATTATTGGACCTATGCAGATTGGTATAGCACAAAATATAATGCACAAGCACCAATAAATCATACAGTAACAACTGAAAATGATATCGCTAATTTAACACTAAATGTTAATGACTTAATTTATGTTACAAATAGTAATAGTGGTGGTTGGAAATTAGTATTAGTAAATGCAACTGATCTTGAATTAGTTGCGCAACAAAATGCTACGATTCAATTCAAATCAAATCTTTACAATCTTGCTGCTGCATCACAGGGTTTCCAAACAAGCAGCTTCCAAAGTGTAGGTTTTGATACAGATAGTAATCTTGAATTTAATACAATATTTGATATCATTCGTGATTATCTTCTTATTAATGAATATCGTAATGAATACAAAGAAGCAATTGCATTGTTGATTGACATAGTTGCAAATCAACATCAACAAACTGATTGGATGATGAAAACAAGTCTTGTTGATTTATATCATCGTGTTCGTGGTTTGGACCAGCTTCCTGTTTATCTGCCACAACCAGAAAACACTGTAACTGAATTTTTTAACGAAGTAAAACCATTCCATACAAAGTTAAAGCAATATATTGCAAGATATGATAATTCAAATGATATTGATAAAGCATATGCAAGTATTACTGACTTTGATTTGCAACCTTACAAGAATACTATAGTAAATTCTTATCGTAGTCCACAGTTAGGTAACAGTCTTGATGTTGATACACTGTCCAACACAGCAGTTTACCAACCATGGGTTAATAATCACAAATATGGCATTACTCTTGTTACATTAGTTGATGGCGGTGCTGGTTATGATGGTTCAACAACAGCCGTTGTAGTTGGTGATGGTACAGGTGCCATTGTAAAACCATATATTCTTAATGGCAGCGTTTATACAATCGAAGTTATAAATGCAGGTCAAAATTATACATATGCTGAAGTTCAAATATATGGTATTGGAACTGGCGCACGTGCAGAAGCAGTATTGGGTTTAAGTTTAACAAGAAACTTTAACACAAATATCAAGTTTGATCGTAATCAATATTTTAATAATATTCAAGATTGGACAGCTAATACAAGTTATGCAATTAATGATGTTATTGTGTATAATGCAACACCATATAGATGTATTACAGCACACACAAGTGGTGCTACATTTGATGCTACAAAGTTCTTAGTGTTAATTGTAAAAGTTTGGTATCCTAAAACAACTTATAATATAAATGATATCGTTGTTTATAACAATACAAGTTATGTAGTAACGACTGCATTTACAAGTGCATTGACATTCGACAGCACTAACATGTCAAGTTACAACGGTTTATGGTTAGATAATGCATGTGACCGTGTGTGGGCATATTATGCACCATTAAGTGGTATGGCAGGTCGTGACCTTGCACAGGTTATGACAGGTATATATTATCCTGGTAATGGAGTAATAGGACCAGGATTTAACCAAGTTCCTGGTTATGATGTAAACTATTATGATTATATACCATATGATTATTCAACAAAAGATATTGAAAATGTTTATGACATTTATGGTGTTCAGAGCGAAGATAGTATTATTCGCAGTTTGTTTACTGACACTGGTTTAGGATTACGTCCTGAAGACATTGATGTTGTGGGTGGTGGATTTATTGACACTTATAGCAGTCATGCACCTGAAGAATTGATACCAGGTCAGCTTACTGATACACTTGATATTAAGGTTAATACATTACCTATTACTGATGGTGGACCTGATATTAAAATCTTTACAAGTAATTACATTGGTAGTGACACATTCAGTTATGATCCAGAGATTACTGGTGTAGAATTACCGTTGGGTGGCATTGAAAAGTTTTATGTAATTGATCGTAATTTAGGTCCAATTGCAGAAACATATCACTTTACTGTTGATTATTATGCAAAAACAATTACAGTTCTTTATACTCCAAGTTCTGGAACATTCTTCTATGTATTAATGATTGGTAGCAATGGTGTTAATCCTGTTACTGATCTTGATTATTATGCAGATGGCACACAAACTGATTTTGATATTCCTGATTTTGTAACAACAGATGTTCAACAAGCATATGTTAAAGTTAATGGAGTAAAAGTAAGCAATTGGAGTCTTGTTAATACACTTGAAAATGGTAGAACACTTCTTGCTGTAAGATTTGACACAGCGCCAGCAGCTAATGATTATGTTCAAGTGCATCTTTATGCGGTTGCTCTTGGAACAAAGGCATATAGTGAATGGCATGAACAAACATTTGTTATTTCAAGTGCAAGTTATCCTACAAATTATAATTTTACATTGGATAATGAAGAAATATATGTTGAACCTGTAAGTTCATTCCCAATTGTTCGTCTAAATGGTAGTGACTTATTGCCTCCACAACAAAGCTATTACTTTGGTGATGGTGTAACAACAAATTTCAGCATGACTGATAGTTGGATTGAAACATACGCAAGTATTGTTGATCCTGAAATTATTGTTGTTGTTGATGGCGTGACACAAGTTCGTGGTCAAGATTATACTGTTGACCATGGTTCTTATACTGCAATGCCTGTTATACAATTCACAACCGCTCCACAAAGTGGTGCAAGAATTGTCATCAGTGATAGCAGTCAGTGTGATTTCAAGATTTATGGTAATCAAATTTGGATTAGTCCTAGTGTTGTTATAACTCCTAACAGTAAGTTGACTGTATTAACACAAGGTAATCATGATCCAAATGAACAATATACGAAATTGTTTAGTGGTGATACTGCTTCAACCAGTGTTATTGACAATGGTCTTGACACAACTGGATTTGATAGTGTTGGATTTGATAATGAATTAAGTAACTATATTGGTGCAGTATATTATACTCTACCACGTGCCATTACAAACATTAATCAACTCTATATTACGTTGAAAGCTCCAAATACCACGGGTGGTTTCCCATTATTACCATATCGTGATTTTAAATTAATTACACCAACAATTGTAGTATTGGATACTTCTCTTAATATAAGTGGAACAAGTGTTATTACTGTTCGTATATTTGGTGAACCTGTTCGTCAACGCACCCTTGAATTTAGAATGTTTAAGGATATGCGTGACAATTCAAGAATATATGCAGTAAAGGATAAAAAAGCAACTCTTACCGCAAATCTTCTTGCAAATGCAAATTACATTTATGTTGATAATGTAAATTATTTACAAACACCAGGCACAACACCTAATAACAGTGGTATTGTAATTATTAATGGAGAACGTATCACATATGGCACTTTAGATCGTGTTAATAATCGTTTAGGTAATTTGCGTCGTGGAACAGCAGGCACAGGAACACCTAATTTGCATGTCAAAGGCACATTAATTTATGATAGTGGTAGTACATTGGAAATACCAAATACACGTGAAAGTTTTGTTCAAACACCTGTTGAAACTTATATAAGCAGCGGATTGTTTACAACTTATGCAAACAGTTATACAAACAATACAATAATTAATAGAACTTTGCCACTTGTCCCAGTAGTTAATAATAATGCAAACACCACTGTAACTGTAAGAGTAACTAAGAATTCAACCACGTTAACTGCAAATAGTGATTATGTCGTTAGTGCAAATAGTGTTACAATCAATAGTAATGTGAACTTGGGAACATATGCACTTGCCAATATCACTACAAGTAATGGCAACATTTATATTAGCAACACTTATACAACTGTAAGCAATGCAATGATTGGTCAAACAATAATTGGTGGTAACTTGTTCCCATCAACAACTATTACTAATGTAAGCAACAGTGCACCATATATTGTTATTCAAATTAGCAGTAATCAAACTGTAAATGCTAATGCAAATCTACAAATTCTTGATACTATTACTGTTTATCAAGGGTTGTCAAATAAAATGTTGGTTACTGCAAACAGTTATATAAGACAAGGAACACTTATACAGAGTTTTGGAACAAGTTTACAAGATTCTACAAGTTCATATGCAGAGTTTATAAGGTCACAATAATGAAAAAACCACAGATAATTAAACCAATAAATACATCTACTGGTATAGATAGTGGAAATAAAAAGATGAACCAACCAAATGAAAGAGGTGGCATTGCCTTAAGTGGACACATTAAGATATTTGACCCACAAAGTGGTGAAGTATTTGTGAACAAGCGTAATGCTATTCATTATGAAAACTTTAGTTATGCACTTGCACAAAGTGTTAGTAATGCACAACAAGGTTGGATTCACGAAATGGCATTTGGTAATGGTGGAACATCAGTAGATCCAACAGGTGTTATTACATATTTGCCAACAAATACAACTGGCAGCAATAGTGCACTTTATAACCAAACTTATTACAAGGTTGTTGACAATTATAGTATCTATAATGATGATCCAACACGCAACAAGATTGAAATTCGCCATACTGCTGGCACAGTTTACAGCGATATCTTTATTACTTGCACACTTGATTATGGTGAGCCAAGTGGTCAGCAGGCATTTGATAACACTACAAACTTTAATGACACATTTGTGTTTGACGAATTGGGTATTAAATCATGGAATGGAAGCACTGTTGATGAAGGTAATTTGTTAACACATGTCATTTTCCATCCTATTCAAAAGAGTCTTAATCGTTTAATTCAAATTGATTATACAATTCGTGTTCAAACATTAACCAACTTAAGTTCGCAGGTATAACGCATGACTTTTTATATTAACTATACAAACGGTGCAAATTTAACTG